ATGCTTAATACGCTACCCGATTTACACAGAAGTTTTGCAGAGCAACTGAAGCTTAAATTACAGTCTGATTCGCGGATCCACTCCCTTCTCGCCGGCGGCTCGTTTATCCATGGCGGGTTTGATCAATACTCCGATCTGGATTTCGTGGTGGTGATCGACCCTCTCTATTATGACGAAATCATGGCTCAGCGTATGGCGTTCGCCGGAACGCTCGGCCATCTGCTACATGCTTTCACCGGGGAACACGTCGGTGAGCCTCGCCTGCTGATCTGCCTGTTTGGCCCGGAACTTCTGCATGTCGATCTGAAATTTATCACCCTGGACATGCTTACTCAGCGCGTTGAGGAGCCTGCCGTGCTATTTACCCGTGATAACGATGCTCTCGAGCGACAGCTGGCAAAATTTAGCGCTCACTGGCCGGATATGACGCCGGAGTGGTTTGAGTCCCGGGCCTGGATCTGGCTGCATTATGCCGTGGTTAAACTGGGCAGGGGGGAACTCTTCGAAGCGCTGGGGATGCTGTCTTTCTTCCGGGAACAAGTGCTGGGACCGATGCTGTTTCGTCGCGCCAATCTACCGCAACGCGGCGTTCGTCGAATAGAAGCCCTCGGCATTGATCCCGATGGCCTTCTGACTTCCACTCTGGCAACACACGATCGTCACTCCGTCGGGATTGCCATTCGAAGGGCTGCTGACGCTTATGTCAACCTGCGGGCTGATGCGCTGCCTGACAATATCGCAGACGATGCGGCGCGTCGGGCGGTCCTTGCCATGCTGGACGCGTATTCTCACAAGGGGTAAATCTATCCCTCCGGCCGCGGACGCGGCCGGAGGGTGAAAGGTGTCGTTGGTGGTCTAATTCTGAGAGGGATGGGTTGCCGGGTAATTGGTAACGCGAAAACAACAGAGCTTTTCGTTTGGTCTATCAATGGGCCTAAAAGGTGCGGATTTAATGAGTTCTCTTCGGACGTCGTGGGGCAAATTGAGGGCACAAAAAAGCCCGCAGGGCTTGCGCCGTGCGGGCTTTCAGGACTTCATCGGATGACTCTGGTAATCACCGATGGAGAATTTTGGTGGAGCTGGCGGGAGTTGAACTCGCGTCCGAAAACGATATAACTTACTGAAAAATATTGTTATGTATATTTTACTTTCCAGCGCGTGCATTTTAAGTGCATTTTGTTGTCCGCTCCAAGTCCATGCATCAATGTTAAGTGGCCACTAGAAGCTCTGGACCCGTGTCGCTATCAATTAACGGCTGACCTTGAACCATTTTTTCGACAGTTTCGTTTGAAGGATATGGAACCCCGAGTTCTACTGTGTTTGGGTTTGAACGGTGGGTTTCAACAAACGAGGTTCCGTTCCATTTTTTCGAAAGATAAATAATTCCTTCAAAGGCCGCTGGATCCTGTTTCTGAGATTCTAAAATCATGTGGAATCCACGGCGTTCTATTCCGCGTAAGAAGCTGGAAAAACACTCCTTCAGCAACTCGTCATCCAAATCCTTGAACTTGATTCCCTGCGCAAGAAACTCGAAATAATTAAGAATGTACAGAAGTCCGTTAATGGCATCTCTATACTCGTCGGGTACCTTCATGTTCTTGTATTCTTCTTTATCCGGGTTGCAGCGCCACTCAGAGAGTTCTTGCGGCACATAACGCATACCCCGATAAAATTTTGTGCTGTTCCGTAACTGTTTTTGGTATTCGGGACTGGTGCGCGTGTTAATGATCATGTTAAGGGTATGTGACCTGCGCGTATTCGCTGCTGACGTTATGCACTGGATCCACCACCCCATCCCAACGAGCATACCTGTAACCATAATCGAAAGAGATGTTTGATAAGCAGGAGTGTATCTCAGGATTGCATACCCGATCAGGACTATCACATAACAAACAGTACTGAACATTGGAAGAAATTCTGCAGTGTCTGGGTAGCGCTTTTTGATAAAGCAGAAGATAGAAGAAATGGCAGCGCCAGATCCAGCAATGACGACCAGCCAATCAATGATGGCCAGGTTAAAGGGGAGTCTTCCAGGGTAGATATAAGTAAATAGTGCTCTGACAATCAACATGAGAGCAAAAATTGTAGCGCTGACGTTTACAAGTGTTCTCGCCATCTTATTGATTCCTATAACAAAAGACCTCCGCAAGGGAGGCCTTATTGTGCTAATGGAGGTTTGTGTTACAAATTTAGGTCGTAGTTAACCTTCACCGAAACCTACAGTTAGTGTGTTTTTCATAGTGGTCACTCCAGTTGTAATACTGCGCCAGTACCTACGTTAAGCTATTGAAAATTAAAAAAAACATAAAATTTCTTGTATTAGTGGAGCACAGGATAACAGTTTGTACCGTAACTCTTCAAGTACTATCAGTATCCCTGCGCTGTCCTAATGAAATTTTAACTACATAAAAATCAATGTGTTATATATTGTCAAGGTAAATATTTGCGTTGCGTTTATTGCTATGGTCTAACTTGTTGTTTTTAAAACACTTACGTTTATGTAAACGCAATAGTACAACTATCAATTACATAGATGATAGCTCATTTCACAAAAAGCAATGGTAGCCTCATTCTTAATTTTCTTCAGACGCAGGCAGTATTACTCAGGTTGACACTACCTTTATAGACGTCTTTCCATCATATACTGCAAGGTATTTACCATAATTGCGGAACAACATTTCCGGCCCTTTGTGGCCCATCTGTCCGGCAAGCCAGAATAGGTTAACACCCTGGCTGATATGCTTGGTGGCGAATGTGTGCCGTGTCTGGTAAGGGTTACGGTAGCGCACGCCAGCTTTTGTCAGGGTCGGCACCCATGCTTTTTTACGGATAGCGTCGGCGTTCGCCCAGGGTTCCCCCGTTTTCGGATCGCTGAATATGAACTCACTTTTCATAAAGGTGTATTGTTTCTGCGCCTGCAGGGCTGCCAGCGCCTCACTGTTCAGCTCAACCTTGCGGGTACCGGCTTTTGTCTTGGTGCCTTTGAGTACCCCTACGACACTGGCTGCCTGAACGTGAGCAGTGTTCCCTATGGTGTCGAGATCAGGCCAGCGCAGCGCGCACAGTTCTGAGCTCCGTAGACCGGTATTGAAGGCAAAGCGGAACAGGTTTTCCCATTCCGGGTACCTGCAGCACTGGTAAATAGCGAGTGTTTCCGCTGGCGTGAACGGGTCAACCTCGTAATCGTCGGCGCTCGGGCTGCTGTCGATCACGTGGTACCGGCTGGCGCTGACGAGGCTTACCGGGTTAATGGTCAGCAGGCCGTCTGTCACCGCTTCATCTATGGCGCTGCGCAGAAACGAAAGGTTATTCCGGGTCGTTTTCAGCTTTGTTTTCCGGCTGGCTATCCAGTTTTTTAGAACCGCTGGCGTCAATTCTGACACGTGGAGTTTATGCAGAGCTGACAGCGCCGACAGGCATTTTTCATAACCGTTGATAGTCGACGGGGACAGGTTGCGGTTCTGGCAGATTTTCAGGTACTCGTCCAGGTAGGACTTAATATTTTTAGTTTTCTTCACTACCCCGAACAGCTCCAGTTTTTTGGAGGTGGGGAAGTATTTCGCATAATCGAATGTGCCGCTGGCGATCTGGTTATGTATCTCCCCCAACAGGCGCTCGGCATATTTAATGCCGCGCGCATTGGCTTCCATCCGGGATAGGGGCTCTCGACAGAGAACCCCTTTGTACGTGAAGGTGATGACCAGCGTGGCACCGGTTTTATGCTGACGGATTGTTACCCCTCTCGGGAGAGATAGTGATCCTTGTTTTGTCTTGCCCAATTTGCAATCTCCTTTAAGTCGATCCAACGTTCTTTGGAACCATCGACTTTTAAAACATGAACACCTTCCTGCCACACTCCACGTTGTAACCGTTTGTTAACGGCATCCAGCGTCTCACCCATCTCTTCGCAGTACTTTGTAATCGGTACGACATCCAGATAAATCATATCAACCTCACACCACTTTCAGGCCACAACAGTGGCACCAGACTTCATAACTAATTCCCGGTAGTTCCAGTTCCAGCCGACCACGTTACTCATCGTTTGCAGTCATCAATCATTACCCTCAATGCATAATTGGTGCTTCTGGCACACCTTCGGTCTGGATTTGCTCGATAAAGCCATCGTGTAGCATGTTGAAACCTTCCCGACCCATGGCCGACAACCTGAAGCCGTGTTCTTCATCAGCAACAACCATGTCCTGATACATCCGCAGCGCCAGCTGCAGGCCAACATCAGGCCCGTACTTCTCAATGGCGCCAGCCTCAATGTGGTTTGCGAGCGCAAAGCGTTCCGGCCTTGGGTAAACGCTAATAGCACCATGCTCGCCGGAATAGATAACAGCAGTGTCAACACCGCCCTCGTCGTTCGGAATGTCGACAGTCCCATTCTTCTCCCGCTCCTCAGTGATGAATACTGCGGCAAGCAACCAGCGCCAGACGATGATTTGCTTCTCGATATTAAGCGTGATCCAGCTGCTTTCTACCGCTTCCATGATGCAGGCCAGAATCTCCATTCCTTCGGCGAGGTGTTTGTCATAGCGACCGTTATCCAGCAGGCGAATGGCAGCAGAGTAACCAATCACCCGGTTTCCAGACCGGATCCCTGTTGAGGTTGGTTCCGGGTTAAGAAAGTTGTGAAGCATTGCGCACCTCTACTGGTTTGCTGGCTTTAAGTTCTTCGCGCTCTTTCACGTAGCGGTCGTGCATGGCATCCCACTTTTCGCACCACTTCTGCATTTCTCGTTTACGGGCGAGGATGCGGCGCACCCGGCGAACGGTGCGCTGGTGGGCGTTAAAATATTCCAGGGTGACGGCGCCACGTTGCCAGTGAGTCAACTCAGGTTTCAGCGGATGGACTACCTGTACATCAGGGTGACGTTGCGTAAAGCCGGATCGGGCGAAAGCATGCGACGTCAGAAAGTGGGCCAGCCAGCTAATAGCGGTACCGCGGCTGAAGCAGCGCTTCATTCGGCCGTGACGAATAGCGACGAAAAGGTCGCCGACTGGCGTGTGGTGTTTCTGTAATGCCAGGTCAATGGCGCTGGCGGTGCGGTTGTCGATCATCGTTTTATTTCTCCCGAGTAACGTTCATGGCTCATTACTTCCCAGTTCCGGCCGTCGTCTTTCGATAACAGCCGCCAGCGTGGGTTAACCTTCAGGCTGAGATATCCAGTGCGGCGCATCCGACGCGGGAATAGCCGCTTCCTCCGATATCTCAGCAGGACCTGTATCGCCTGCAGGTGTACCCGCTCAGGAATGCGTATTGCTGTCAGTGCCACCAGCTTCCTCCTCGATCCTCATACCCGCGTCGCGCGCCATTTCGATAAACGTGGCCAGTGAGCAAATGTGCTCGTCGTCGAACAGCTGGCGGTCGCATATCACCCTCCCGTTCTCGATGTGCACGACCACCCGCCCGGTAAAATCAGTGAGGACATGCAGATCCACGTTCAACACGGGGCGGGGGAACAGCACACCCTGATAGAGCATTGTTTGCTGGTTATTCATTGCCGGACTCCGCAGTAACTGGTTTCTGCTTTTTGACGAACTCCACCAGTTCTGAAATAAGCTCGTCGATTAACTCTTTCCCGCTTTCTGTGAGGAATTCGCCGCTGCCATTAACATCAACAGAGTTGCTGTAAATTCCCTTAAGAGCTTTCACACCTTCCACATTTCCGTATTCACCGAGCGCCAGTCGCTCGAATTTCCGCAACAATCCATCAAGAAGAATCTCAGTTAATTCGATAGTACTAATCCCACCCTTGTTGAGCTTAATGACAAGTAAGCTACTCCCAGTCTTTCGCTGGTGGCGTAACAAGGCTGCTTTTAAAATTCGGCGGCGATAGGTAGTAATTAAGTTACTCATCTAATTACCCCTTCTTTTGTGTTCTTCATTTTGCTGTACAATCTTTTCCTCTTTTTCCATCCATGAATAGACCTCGCCAGCAAGGTCATATGCAAGACCTAAAACCCCATCAAGTTGATGACAGTCAAAGTCCTTGTGATGTGTGAAAATTGTCTGCATAAGGAAGTTAAGTTGCTCAGCCTTAATGGTGACGCACTGAATATCTTGGCGGCGCTGCATACCCATAATTACCTCCCGTAGGCTTTACGCAGATAAAGGCCTGCTATTATTTCGTGCCCGTTAGCTGCATAAAGCAGGGCGGTTTTATATGCGTTGCGGTCAATAATGAAACTCATAACAAATACCTCGCAATATTTAGGGGGCAAGAACCCCCGGCACCCCAAGGCCGTTCTAAACTGGTTTCGTAATTAGCCTATTTTATTCTCGATAGCCTTAAGATCAGTGCAAAGTTCACGAGCATAGTCAAATATCACAGCTGACATATGGCACGCGGGGTTGTCATTGTCCTCGTCAGTAAAAAAAGACTCACTATAAGTTTGCGCGACTGCTTCAAGTTTTTTAGCAGTAAGAATCACATCGAATATATCATCAGCCAGATCCTTTCTGGCCGCTACAGGTATGCAGGGTTTGACTGAATTAATATGACTCTTAATATATCCGTTCATGTTATCTACGGTCTTTTGCATTGAACGAATTAGGCTGTTTATAGAACAATCCGTTTCGTAATTCTCGTTACTTTTTTTATAGATCTCCTCCAGAAGAACAGTGTTTTCTATTATGTCTGATACAAACACTTCAAGCATTTGGATTGGAGTTTTCATTGTTCACCTCACACAAGTATTGAGCGCTTACTAAATCAAGTTAAACTTGATAGTGAGAGGTTAGCTTTATGATTTTATACAGTCAAGTTAAACTTGATTGTTTTTTTGGGTATAGGTAGATTTAAAAGGGAGGAACGGGCAAAAGCCCGTTGTCTATCAATAATTAACCGAATCTGTTAATGTTGAAAGGAACTGATGAGATAACTTTTGACTGGATGTAGAGCATATCCAAGGCATCCTTCTCAATGCTCCAAGATTGGTAATTCGAGTTGTCAGATAATACTACAATTTTGCTGCCTATTTTTTGCAGCCTCTTTACATAACATTCACCTTCAAAACAAAAAGCATAAATCCCGTCGCCATCGAAGTATGTTATTGTTTTATCTAGAAATAATAAATCACCCGGTGCTATTGTTGGCGACATGCTATCACCCCTGGCATTGCCAATCTCAATGTTCTTGAAGGGTCTGTTGCCTACAACTTGACGAGCGTACTCGGGGTCTAACTCTATGGAGCGGACCACATCAATGAAGTCACTTTTCACGCTAACTCCATCACCACAACTGAATTCAATATCTAATACTTTGAATTTAACGCTATCAGTATCTCCTTTTTGAGCGGACGCAGGGAAGGTGGCGGGTTGTCCCTCACCCAGAAACCAGGATTGTGGGTAACCACTGATTTCAGAAAGCCGGGCTAATCTCTTACCCCTTGGGACAGTGTCTCCCTTCGTCCAGTAGACAACCGTCTGCGTGCTAACCCCTAACTGACGAGCCAGCTCGGCTTTACTCCACCCTTTTTCCTTCAGAAGTTCTTGAATCATGTTTGCCGTGGCCACTGTATCTCTCCAAAAGTTTCATTAAAGCCATTATCTAAAGCAATGCTTGATCTCAAGTTTAACGCATGGTTTTACTTCTTGCATGTTAATTAAATCTTGATATAGACTCATTAGAATAAAGTTTAACTTGATGGTGATTTATGAACGAAGAGATTCGGGTGAAATTGTGTGCCATTACTTCCCAAAGAGCGATTGCTCAAGGCTTGGGAGTAACTCCCCAGGCAGTGAATCAGTGGTTTGCTAAGTCTGTAATCCCTGCTCGCTTTGTATTGAAACTTTGCGAATTTGTCGGCTGGGCCATTACCCCTCATCAGGTTCGCCCTGACTTGTATCCAAGCGAGCTTGATGGGATGCCACGAACTGCAGAGGTGTGACATGTCACAACAGTCAACGATGTCGCGCGTATCTCAGAAGCCTTTCCACTGCATCAATGGCAGCAGGGATGTCGTTAATCCAGACCACTGCCCCAGTCGTCTTGTTTTGCTCAAATTTGGAGTGAAGGGCCGAAAGGTAGTCATTAACAGCCTGTTTATAGCATTGGCGCTGGCGCCCTCGAAGATGAAGGCTCAATGCATCGAAGTCAAATTGCCGCTGTATACGAACAACTTTTCCTTTCCGCAAGCGCTCCAGTTCGGCGGTAAGAAACAGCTCTATGGGGTCGGAAACAGAATTGAATTTATCAAGCCGGTACCGGGAGAGCGCGCGCTTATCGCCATACCACAGCCCAAAACCAAAGGAAATCAGAGTCCAGATGAACACGATCAGGGGAGGGTTGGTATTGAACAGCAAAACGAACTCAGTCCAGATGCTTCCCATAAATTCTGGCGACTCCTTTTAATCCAGTTATCTGTTTTTGCAGCTGCGTTTCCCGCCGGGGTTTATATCAGCATGCGAAGAAATATACATCGTGACTGGCGCCAGCATATCCCGAAAGGCCGGCTCCCGAAAGCGCCTGTTATGGGGATGCTCTCCATTTGGTTTTTCCCTCGAAAAATAAAGCCTCTGAGTTGGCAGGTATGGGAACAGCGTTCGTGGTTTCTCGATATGAAAATTCGCTACGGTTTTGAGATCGCTTATCGGGATACCTGGTACTGGAAAAAATTGTCACTGAGAGGTGGAAAGCGTGAACCCAAATGAATTTATCCGCAGACACATCATAGCGGCGCTGGTGAGCTGAATGTTTCCAGAAACGGGCGGCATTAAGGCGCTGGACAGGCTGTATCACGATCCGCGGGGTGTTGTCGTGCACGTCACCGGGTGGGATCGCGAAAAGCAGCAGGTTTATTTCACCAGACCGGATTATCCGCATGAATGCATGCAGCCGGTATGGAAGTTTCAACAGTACTTCACGAGGGTTTTGGTATGAGCATGGATCTGATGGTTCAGGCTATGAAAATTAAGGTCGGAAACCCTTTGCGCAAATTGGTTCTTCTTAAGCTGGCGGATAACGCCAGTGATCTCGGGGAGTGCTGGCCTAGTTACCAGCACATCGCTGACCAGTGTGAAATTAGCAAACGTTCGGTGATGAATCACATCGAAGCGCTTTGTGAGTGTGGCCTGATCAAAAAAGAGCTTCGGACAGGACCAAAGGGGAATTCCAGCAACGTTTATCAGCTCAATTTACGTAGTGCAGGAGATTCACCAGGGGGTAGTGCAAATCGTTCACTACCTGGTGCAGGAGATTCACTACCTGGTGCAGGAGATTCACCAGGGGGTAGTGCAGGAGCTGCACCCAGAATCAGTCACTCTTTTGAACCAGTCAATGAACCAGTCAATGAACCTATAAAACATACTGGCGCTTCGGCTATCGCCTCTGCAACGGCTCGTTCTGCAAAACAGGATTATTCCTCTGAGTTTGAGACAGCCTGGCAGGCATACCCAAAACGCGCTGGTGGTAATTCGAAGGCTGCCGCCTTCAAAGCCTGGAATGCCCGCCTGAAAGACGGGGTTAAACCTGAGGTCATGCTGGCGGGTGTTAAACGCTACGCAGCCTATGTTCGGGCAACCGGCAGTGCTGGCACCCAGTACGTGAAGCAGGCCGCGTCGTTCTTTGGGCCAGATCGCCATTTCGAAGAATCCTGGCAGGCGCCATCTGCTCCCGGCGGTGGGCACAATGGCACTATTGCCCGCCTGTCTGGACTGGGGCGCATGTCCGACGATTTTGGCGAGTCTGGTGAGAACCTGAATTTTTGAGTGAGGTGGATATGTTGAATTTGAATCAGCTCAAAGAGCGTGAAGACCTGAGAGCGCAACAGGAAAAACTCCGCGATGAACTGACTTTCGCCGAAGAGCATAAACTTCCATGGGGCTTCGAGGGCTGGAACTCGAATCACACCTGCACGATATCCTGTCCGGAGCATGGAGACTACGAACAGTTCACGTTGGTGGGCAAAGATTTTCGTGGCGCGGAGGCTTTCAAACATTCCCGCTGTCCGGCCTGCATCCGGGCGGAGCAGACCAGTGTCAAATCCAGCCTGCGTAAACTTCACGTGGCCAGCCTGCTGAACGACGCGGGTATTACTCGCCGCTTTGGTGACTGCGAGTTTGAAAATTATCTGGAACTCAACCCTGAAGCCTCCCGCAACCTCGCAGCCTGCAGGCGCTACGCCAACAACTGGCCTGACGTTCTGGACGCCGGGAAAAGTCTGGTGCTGACAGGCAGCTGCGGCACGGGAAAAAATCATCTGGCGGTCTCTCTGGCGAAAAACATCATCCGCAACCATCTCGCCACCGTGGAACTGACCGATGTGATGCGTCTGACTCGTGCCGTGAAAAGCACCTGGCGCCACAATGCTGACACAACCGAAGAGAGCGTACTGGATCACTACGCTTCGCTGGATCTGCTGATTATCGATGAGGTAGGCGTGCAGTTCGGAAGCCCGGCAGAGATGACCATCCTGCACGAAGTGATTAACGCCCGCTATGAAAGCGTTCTGCCAACCATCCTGATCAGCAATCTGCCACCTGAGCAGCTGAAAGAGTTTATCAGCGACCGTATTTTTGATCGTGTGACTGACGGTGGGCGCAACTACCTGGTATTCAACTGGGCAAGTTTTCGTGGGAATAACGGGGGGCATGCATGACACCCGTCTGGCGTAACGACGAACTTGAAGAGGCGGTCATCGGCGCAATGTTTTTACGCGGAGATGATCCTGAAGTGCTGGATGTTCTCTCCCGACTGCCTGCAAGCACCTTCTCAGTTCGTCAGTATCGGGAAATTTACACTGGCATCTGCCGACAGGCCCGCGGCGGCGGAGTAATTGATCCGTTACTGCTTTGCGAGTCGTTGCCGGCACTCCAGACCACAATTCTGGCAGCCACCCGTGTCAGTTGGGCGAAATCCGCGTTGTTATCTTACGTTGATGTGCTGCGGCGCAATGCTGGTGTACGTGATGCCGAAGCAGCACTGGAAAAAGTGCTGGAGCAAATCAGGAGTGCCAGAAACGGAGAATCAGCCCTGGCTGCCCTTGAAGCTGCGAAGCTGACTGTATCGGCGATCGACATTTCAGCAGATACCGTCCAGCCCGTTCACATCTCCGAACTGCTCACCGCAGTGGCGGACGAAGTTGAATCGCGGAGCCAGGGGAAAGAAGAGACCAGGTGCCTACTCACTGGCATTGAGGAGCTTGATGCTATGACCGGCGGCATTGAATCGACAGATCTGGTGTTTATTGCCGCGCGGCCATCGATGGGTAAAACCGAGCTTGCACTGGATATCATCGAAAAGGTTTCCGCTCAGGGCCATGGCGTGCTGTTTTTCAGTATGGAGATGTCGGACACGCAGATCACCAAGCGCATGGTTTCCGCTGCAGGCGGGATGTCGATGTCTCGCCTGAAAGCCGTGGATAAGTTCGAGGACGAGGACTGGGCGCGGTTCTTTAACGGCATGGAACGCATGGCAACCCGCAATATCTGGATCACTGACGCCACGGGGCTGACTATCGACCAGATCCAGCAAACCGCAACACGCTACCAGATAGCGCATCCGGAAATCGCGCTGGTGGTCATCGACTATCTGGCGCTTATCAAAATTCAGAGTGCTGCGCGGTACGATCTGGCCGTTGGCGAAGTATCCAAGGGGCTTAAAAACCTGGCTAAATCCAATAAAACCCCCGTCCTTGCGCTGAGCCAGCTGTCGCGCGGTGTCGAATCCAGACCCAATAAGCGGCCAATGAACTCCGATATGAAAAACTCGGGAGAAATTGAGGCTGATGCTGACTTGATCCTGATGTTGTACCGCGACGAGGTTTATAACCCTGAATCGCCAGCAAAGGGAATTGCCGAAATTAACGTGACAAAACAGCGGAATGGGGAGCTGGGGACTATCTACCGTCGGTTCTACAACGGTCATTTCCTGCCAATTGATCAGGAGGAAGCTCGCCAGCGCTCGACACCGCAACCAAAGGCACATCAACGCCGTTACACGAAAGGGAGCCGGGCTGGCCATGAAGATTTTTAACATTACACCAATGGGTAAGCCGAGGATGACCCGGGCAGACAAATGGAAACAGCGGGAAGTGGTCATGCGCTACCGGGCATTCTGCGATGAGGTCCGTCTGAAGAATGTTGCTATGCCGGAGCAGGGCGGACACATAACCTTCGTGGTTCCCATGCCAAAGAGCTGGAGCCAGAAGAAGCGAGTAACGATGAACGGACAGGCACACCAGCAGAAACCAGACGCCGATAACATGATTAAAGCGCTGATGGATGCTCTGTTTACTGATGACGCACATATCTGGGACTTTCGTGTAACAAAAGTATGGGGTGAATCAGGACAAATTTTAATTTCTGATATCGGAGAGGTGTCCACATGAAACTTGAAGAACCACTCAAAAATGCAATGCCTGATATCATGCACTTCAGCGACGACATAAGTAAAACGGGAGCACAGAACAATGCGTAGTAATAACAACGAACATAATAAATATTTTTCTGTGGATGCAGGCATCTCATCAGAGACAATTACGAAGGCTGAGCGTCTTGTTATGGAGCGCTTCAGTCATATTTATGCAAACTGGGCCGATGAAAAAAACTTAAGCCGTGAGGCGGAAGAACTTCGCGTAAGAGAAATTAAAGGTTTTAAAAACATCCTCCTCTCTCCCTGGACATTAAGCGATGTAACCATTGAATGGGATTACTGGGAATCTGTACTTAGTCACAGGTATAAAACACAAAATGGCGATGGCTACGTCCAGATTATCTGGGATCGGCGCGGGTGGCTCACTGACCTTTTGTACGTCATGAAACCAGTTACCCGGGCTGAAGCATTAACAGTCTGCAAGTGGTTACTGGCATGTGACTATTTTGAGGAACGGGATTCGCTGTTTGATCGCATTATTTTGAACCTGGTCGGGGAGTGCGAAGAATGAAACTGGAAGCCTCCCTCAAACACTTTAGCCCTCAGGGCATGCATATCACCGACGACGTGAAAAGCACATCGCCGAATCGCCTTAACGGTACAGACATTATGACCGGGATCGGGGTGACCAGCAGCAGGGCGCGCTTCGGCCTGGCCGCTTTCTTCGGAAAGGCTGGTATCAGCAAAACGGACGAACAGCTTGCAATTCAGGCGCTGGCGCAGTTTGCCATCAAAAACGCTCCTAAAAATGTCCGCAAAGCTGCTGGTGACAAGCTCGGCGCCTGCATGTTGACGCTGGCGCAATTTGCCTTTGCGGAGTACTCACGTTCGGCGGCCACCAGCGCAACGTGTCACAGCTGCAGCGGTACCGGCTTTATTTCCCTCCATGAAGATGTAATTAAGCACCCTGGTATTTTCGATGCAGACGGTGTCGTAGTGAAGGCCCCAAAGATTAGAAATGAACTGGTGAAAAGGGTCTGTCGAGTGTGCGGAGGAAAGAAAGTGATCCATGCGCGATGCAGGTGTGGTGGCAAAGGGGAGGTGTTAGATCGCAAAGCGACCAAAGAACTTGGCGCACCAGTTTTCAAAACATGTGAACGCTGCTCTGGTAATGGCTTCTCTGTTGTACCCTCTGCGACGGTACACCGCGCCATTCTGAAGCGTCTCCCGGATCTCCATCAGTCTTCGTGGTCACGCAACTGGAAGCCGTTCTATGAAGGGCTGGTGGATATGCTTCACAAAGGAGAGAGACAGGCAGCGGCTGAATTTGAGAAGGCGACCATTTATTGATGTGATCGAAACAGATGGCGGCAAATTTTTGCACGATAGAGTTGACTTTGCATAAAATTGTCCTGTATTCTTCTAATCATGGATACGTACATCCAAATGAAACTGACCACTAACCCTGCCGCTTGGTGGGGTTTTTTGCGTTGTGCTTGCTGCGAAAATTTTTTAGGTATTGTAAGTTATCCCTGACTTATCCGGTTAATAATGAAAAGAGGGATGCTATGAATGCTCTTCCTGGTTTTGGTGGCGTGTTTCGCAAGAACGAACCGACGACTCCAAGCGTTATGAGTAATAATGTTTCAGTAATTACAAAGAAAATTAATCCGAAGGGTGATATCAAGGCAAAATACTTTACATACACCAACCCCGTAACCTTTTCACCTTATGAACAAGAATGTTACTATAATGTAGCAAGAATGATTAGGGAACATGGTGGAGAGGCCATATATGGCTGGGTGCTGTGGGAAAGCGATATTATGATAGAAGGGGAGGCTCACTGCCTTTACAAGGATCTGTCTGGTAATGTATTTGATATAACCCCACGGGTTTCAGGTGAAGAGAAAATACTATTCATAGAGGATTCTCGCCTAAATGTCTCACTGAAGCACATTAAAGGAGCCCGTTTTTCTATGATTCAGCACACGAACCCACAGCTATTCTTTAGTACGAATTTTTTTGTTGAATCGAAAGCGATTCCATTTGTTTTTGACCAAAATGAAATAAGGGTTATAAAACTAATCGATTACAAAGATAGTTTTTTATTTCAATAAATAGTAATCAACATCACAAAAGGCTGCGCATTTTCGCGGCCTTATCTATTCTGGTCGCCAGAACGTCACTAAATCTGTGTGTTGTCGTTAATCCATCTGGCGACCATTCATTCAGACCCACCCATTCCTTTTACACAGCGCCATCCGTCATCAACGGAGGTGGAGACTATGAAAATGCCTGACAAAATATTTTCGGCGGCCTCGTACTGCACGTCAGGCGGCCTTATATGCACAGGGCTCGCAAGGACCTATGACTGGTTTCATGGCCTTGACTGGAATTTTATTGCCCTGGCCAGTGGCGTGATAATCGGTGTAGCTACCTACCTGACCAATCTCTACTTTAAGCGCCGCTGGACGAAGATGTATCAGCAGTCCCTCGATCGTGGTTATGGTGGTCCGCCACCGCAGGATGAATAGCGATGGCTAACCTGAAAACAAAACTCAGCGCGGCCATGCTGGCGCTTATCGCTGCTGGTGCATCAGCTCCCGTTCTCATGGATGAGTTCCTGAATGAGAAAGAGGGTAACAGCCTCACGTCGTACCGCGATGGCGCTGGCATCTGGACGATATGTCGTGGAGCTACCCGGGTAGACGGAAGACCTGTAACGCAGGGGATGAAGTTAACCCAGGCCAAATGCGACCAGGTGAATGCCGTCGAGCGCAATAAGGCGCTGGCGTGGGTAGACCAGAACATCAAGGTTCCGCTGACACCTCCGCAGAAAGTCGGAATTGCCAGCTTCTGCCCGTACAACATCGGTCCCGGTAAATGCTTCCCCTCCACCTTCTATAAGCGCATCAACGCCGGCGACCGTAAAGGCGCCTGTGAGGCGATCCGGTGGTGGATTAAAGACGGAGGCCGCGACTGCCGGCTAACAAAAGGCAAGAAGAGCGGCTGTTACGGGCAGGTCGAAAGGCGAGACCAAGAAAGCGCACTGGCATGTTGGGGGATAGATGAATGAGCCGATTAGCAGCCATTAACAGCGCTGTTGTGATCTGCCTGATAGTCAGTCTCGGATGGTTGGCTAGCCACTACCACGACAACGCCACCGAGTTCAAAAGGCAGCGTGACGAGAAGGTTAAAGCGCTAAACCTTGCGAACGAGACCATCACCGACATGACAACTCGGCAGCGCGATGTTGCAGCGCTCGATGCCAAATACACGAAGGAATTAGCCGATGCAAAAGCTGAAAATGATGCTCTGCAGCGTAAGCTTGATAATGGTGGTCGGGTGCTCGTCAAAGGCAAGTGTCCAGTGTCAGCCTCAACCCAAACCGCCGGCGCCGCCAGCATGGGCGATGATGCCACCGTCGAACTCTCTGCAGTTGCTGGACGAAACGTTCTCGGTATCCGGTCCGGAATCATCAGCGATCAAACAGCCCTGAGAGCCCTGCAGGACTATATTCATACGCAGTGCCTCAGATAAAAAAGCGAGGCCAAGCCTCGCTTAGATTACTCACCCAACTTTGCGGTAAGGGTAGCCAGCTTTTTTGATGTGGGCATCAAAATACTGGCCTTTTGACGACGCATTCATTAGTGCTGTGTATACGGTAGATGGAACCCTTGAGTATTGATAAATGCCACCGCTATGGAATGCAATTTCCAGAGTTGAAGTGGCGTGGTCGTAACCAACTGAATGGAGATTTGAAGATGAAACAGGTTGACGATTCAAAACGGTTTCCTCTTTTGAGTGGGAAGAGTCCCGAGGAGATCGTAAAACTATTCAACAGCTACAACTTTGTCGACGATCATGGTCATCGACTGGATGTGTGCCAGGACTTCAAAGATTTGGTTGAACTGGCTAGCCATGCCAGACAGCGTTGAGAAAGTAACCTGGCCAGCAACCTGCAGGGCTACAGAAACCCGCTTTCCTTCAGTTTTTTAGCCAATAAGTAATTGGTGATTACTCCAAGAGAAACCCCAACAATCCACGGCACAGCTGAATTAAGCATTAGCGAGTTGTTCACATTAATGCTGGCGGTGATGCAGGCATAGGTATTTGTAAAAGCAAACCATGTAAATAGTATCTGTTTCATTTGGTTATCTCCATGCTTTCCCTCCCAACAATATCCACCTACGAGCTAGTAAAAGCAAACCAGGTACAACCGAAAGGGCTACGAAATGAGTGAAGCTAAACCGCAGGACGGCAGCACGGTAAAAGGCTACCGCACATTAACCGCTGGCGACATTGAGCGGATGAACCGCCTCAAAGGTGTCAGCCGGCATTTTTGCAGTCTGCTCGATACAGAGCGAGGTGAATTGTTGGCTGTCCGCAATGGACCGGCAATGTTAAGCGCTGAGCAGGCACGGGAGATTGATGAAGCTATGCGCAGCCTGGCACTCACGCGCACCAAAATGCAGGAAGCCTGTATGTGGGCATGCCGCGCAGTCGCCCGGCCTGATGCTGACTGTTAATCCCACTGAGGAATAAATCACCAACTATCCCCACCCGAGGATGAAGCAATGAAATAATAAGCGGATAGACCGCAGCCGAAAGGCAATGTAGCAGTAGTGATGCTGCCCCGAGTCGCGCAATGGCGAGCCTGTGTAGTGATGGGTAAGGGTTCATAGATAACAATAAGCTCCGGTAAAGCAGCGCGAGTGCCAGACGCGCACCGGTTATAAGCGGCGATGATGCGGCATGGACTCAAGGGCATGGGCGTGGCCACTCCGGGAAGTGGCATTCATAGAATGGCTTCGATAATGGCATGTGCATAAACCCTTTGCTGGAGTAAGATAATGTTTTTAGCGAAGGAGATAAAAATGAGCGAACAAAGAGCGTTCCCATGCTGTGATTGTGAGAAAGAGTTCTATCTTGTTTCCCTTAGTGACGAAGATGCTGAGAGCTACGACGAAGCAGTCTCTATGGACCGATATGATGATTACCTTGGTTGCATGGTTCCAAATGTTAGCTCATTTGAAGCGTGGCTTGGCGAGCATGAGGAATATGAAGACAATTATCATGCCTGCTCTGATTGCGGTTCAGATAGTTAAAATATAATTTATGTAGCAAGCCACCTCCGGGTGGCTTTTTTTATGGCATTACAAAGCCATCTTATGAGATGGCATTTGTAATGCTCCCCACACCGCACAGAGGTAAGACATGTCAGAGATCACCGCATCCGAGCAAATCCGCCTGGATATCATCAAGAAAGTTAACTACGACACCGCAGCGGCCAAGCTGGCCATTGACTGGGTTGGTGATAGCAATCTGAAAGCTGAGCTATTCGCTGACTCTTTTGATCGAGTCTTCACTGAAAGTGAGATTGTCTCGAAGACCCGCAAGGCCATCCAGGAAGCGACCGAAGCGCTGGCGCTGTTTGATACCGGCGCTGAGCAGGCCAGCTAAGGCATTACAGCAGGCATTTACTAAGTGCCTGTGATAATGCTCCTCATAACATGAAGGTAAAGGCCATGAAATACCAGATTGCAAAGCTTTATCGAGGGGATGAATTCCGAGGATACGCTATTGCTGTTGACGGTCAGTTACTTGAAAGACAGGTATCAACCGTCATCAGCACTGATCCCGGCAGCATCACAACAGCTACCGTCGTATTTAAACTGGATAGCGATCACGCCGAAAACCAAATCACTATTAATTTGGATCGAGAAGTCCCAATCCAGATAAATGGCAGCACCGCAGATTCAACAGTCGAGGCCATCAAAAAAGCCGCGGATGAAGGCGCTAAGCGTGGCTTTCGGGAAGCAGCTAATGCCTTCATGGGAAGGAAATAGCTATGCCTGCACTGATCCCACGCGCCTGCCGTAAGCGTGGATGTCCTGGCACCACCACTGACCGTTCGGGATATTGCGAGAAGCACCGCAATGAAGGCTGGCAACAGCACCAGCAGGGTAAGAGCAGGCATGAGCGCGGCTATGGTAGCAAATGGGATGTCATACGAGCCCGCATCCTTAAGCGTGATAATCACTTGTGTCAGAACTGCCTTCGAACTGGGCGAGCAGTTGCCGCCAAGACCGTTGACCACATCAATGCCAAGGCTCATGGGGGTACCGATGACGATTCGAACCTCGAAAGCCTGTGTTGGCCCTGCCATCGAACGAAAACCGGGCGCGAACGCATCAAATGATATCGATTCTCATTTTAGCCGAGGCAGAGGGGGGCGGGGTCAAATCCCTGACGGCAAAGGCCAAAAGGACCGCCGCCTCAGTCAATTTTTTATACCCGCGAAAAATGAAATTTAACCAGGAGTAACGCTTATGGCTGGAACGGCGGGGCGTTCCGGGCGTAGACCAAAGCCAACGGCGCGCAAGGAGCTGGCCGGAAACCCCGGCAAGCGAGCCCTGAACAAAGAAGAACCAGTATTCACCCCCATCAATGGCGTAGCACCTCCGGACTGGTTTGCAGAAGAGGAACTCCCGTTAGCATCCATCATGTGGGAGCTGACGACCAAAGAATTATGCGGACAGGGCTTGCTCTGCGTGACCGATCTTGCAGTACTGGAGCGCTGGTGCGTTGCCTATGAGTTCTGGCGCAGGGCGGTAAAAAATATAGCTGTTGATGGTTTATCCATCACTGGCGCAATGGGCGGGAAAATTAAAAACCCTGAACTTACGGCTAAAAAAGAACAGGAATCGGAAATGAGTTCTACCGGTTCAATGTTGGGGCTGGACCCCAGCAGCCGACAGCGCCTGGTCGGTCTGGCCGGGAAGAAAAAGAACGAAAACCCATTCCTGAAGATGATCACGCCATGAGCCGAAAAGCCTATCCAAACGTTAACGCTGCAAATCAGTACGCAAGGCATGTTGTCGCCGGAAAGATTCCGGCATGCCAGTATGTCATTGATGCCTGCCAGCGACATATCGACGATTTGTCAAAATCGCAGGGAAAGAAATTTCGATACCGCTTTGATAAAGACCTTGCTGAGCGTGCCGCACGGTTTATTCAACTTCTCCCGCACACCAAAGGTGAATGGGCATTTAAAAGGATGCCTATTACCCTTGAACCCTGGCAATTATTTATTATTTGCTGCGCTTTTGGATGGGTTCATAAAGGCAGCAGGCTGCGCCGATTCAGAGAGGTCTATACAGAAATCCCCAGGAAAAACGGGAAGTCAGCGATAAGCGCCGGTGTGGCGCTTTTTTGTTTCACCTGTGATGGTGAATTTGGTGCGGAGGTATATTCCGGTGCAACCACTGAAAAGCAGGCATGGGAAGTATTTCGACCTGCGCGGCTGATGTGCAAACGCACGCCACTACTCGTTGAAGCCTTTGGAATAGAGGTTAACGCCAAGAACCTTAGCCGTCCTGAAGATGGCGCCAGATTTGAACCGCTGATCGGTAATCCTGGTGACGGGCAGTCACCGCATTGCGCTATTGTTGATGAATATCACGAGCACGAAAGCGATGCGCTGTATACCACAATGATCACCGGCATGGGGGCCCGCAGACAGCCGATTATGTGGGCTATAACCACTGCTGGTTATAACATTGAGGGGCCTTGCTACGATAAGCGTCGTGAAGTTATTGAAATGCTGAACGGAACCGTGCCGAATGATGAGCTTTTTGGCGTCATTTACACCGTTGATGAGGGTGATGACTGGACCGATCCCGCTGTTCTTCACAAAGCCAATCCCAATATGGGGGTGTCGGTTTACTCGGATTTCCTCTTAAGCCAGCAAAGCAGGGCCAAAAATAATCCCCGCATGGCCGGGATATTCAAAACGAAACACCTGAATATCTGGGTCGCCGCACGTGCTGCTTATTTCAACCTGTTAAGCTGGCGAAAATGTGAGGATGAGACGCTCACCATTGAGCAGTTTGAAGGACAGCCCTGCATTCTGTCTTTTGACCTTGCGCGCAAGCTGGATATGAACTCTAAGGTTCGGCTATTTACCCGTGAAATAGATGGGAAACGGCATTATTACTGTATATCTCCGCGCTTCTATGTTCCGTATGACACCGTATACAGCAACGATGTTGACGATCACCGCACCGCTGAGCGTTACCGTAAATGGGTTGAAGCAGGATATATCACCGTGACTGATGGTGCGGAAATTGATTACCGAGTAATACTTGAAGATGCCAAGCGTGATAATCAGCAAACTCCTGTTGAACAAAGCCCAATTGACCCGCACGGTGCAACAAACCTTTCTCATCAGCTTGCTGATGAACAGCTCAACCCTATAACCATTATCCAGAACTACACCAACATGTCTGACCCGATGAAAGAGCTTGAGGCCGCTGTGGAGTCCGGTCGATTTCATCATGACGGTAATCCGATAATGACCTGGTGTATTTCAAACGTGGTGGGTAAGCACCTGCCTGGAAATGATGATGTTGTTCGGCCAATTAAAGAGCAAAACGAAAATAAAATAGATGGGGCTGTTGCTCTGATTATGGCGATTGGACGGGCAATGTTATTTGAAAAGGAAGAAACCCTTTCAAATCATCTCGAAAGCTATGGCGTGCGCTCACTTTAAGAGGCAATTATGATCCTGATGATACTCGCGCCACTTGTTGGTGTGCTGGGGGCTATTCTGCTCTCATTCGGTGCCTGGGTTATTTACCCCCCTGCCGGCTACATTACTGGCGGTATTCTGTGCCTGCTCTGGTCATGGCTTGTATCCCGCTCCCTTTCCGGTAACTGGAAAATTGAATCCAGGGAGGGTGGCTAATGTTTTTTCCCGGAATGTTTACGAAAAGCACCGCATCGGTCACGACGCCAGCGGAACTGGCGGAAGCTGTAGGGATGACTTACGACACCTACACTGGAAAGCGCGTTAGCAGCCAGAAAGCGATGCGACTTACAGCAGTCTTTGGTTGCATAAGAGTACTGGCTGAGTCTATGGGGATGCTTCCCTGCAACCTGTACAAAATCACTGGTAACAGCAAGCAAAAAGCGACCTCTGAAAGGCTGCATAAATTACTGACCATGAAGCCAAATGACTATATGACCCCCCAGGAGTTCTGGGAGCTGGTCATTGTGTGTCTTTGCCTGCGCGGTAATTTTTATGCCTACAAGGTCAAAGCGCTGGGTGAAGTGGTCGAGCTTTTACCCATTGATCCGGGCTGCGTTGACCCTAAGCTTAACAGTCAGTGGCAACCGGTATATCAGGTCACGTTCCCTGATGGTTCTACGGATGTGCTGGGTCAGGATGATATCTGGCACGTCAGGACGTTGACCTTTGACGGGCTGGTGGGCCTGAACCCAATCGCATACGCAAGGGAGGCCATTTCTTTGGGTATGGCGACAGAAGAACACGGCGCCCGATTGTTCGCAAATGGTGCGGTCACTTCTGGCGTTCTCCGTACTGAGCAAACGCTGACTGATGCAGCCTATGAACGGCTGAGAAAAGATTTTGAGGATCGCCACCTTGGGCTCAGCAATGCGCATCGTCCGATGATTCTTGAAATGGGCCTTGACTGGAAGTCGATGGGACTCAACGCCGAAGACAGCCAGTTTCTTGAGACCAGAAAATTTCAGCTGGAGGAAGTCTGCCGCCTGTACAGGGTGCCGATGCATATGGTGCAGAACACTGACCGCGCCACCTTCAACAATATTGAAAACCTTGGCATTGGCTTCATCAACTATTCACTCGTTCCGTACATGACCCGTATTGAGCAGCGAATCAACGTGGGGCTGGTGAAGGAATCGAAGCAGGGCACCTATTATGCCAAGTTTAATGCCGGTGCTTTGCTGCGTGGGGATATGAAATCAAGATTTGAATCGTATTCAACCGGTATTAACTGGGGTATTTACTCACCAAATGACTGCCGTGAACTGGAAGATATGAACCCACGCTCTGGCGGTGACGTTTATCTGACGCCGATGAATATGACGACCAAGCCGTCTGACAGCAATAAGAGCAAAACAACCGAGGAACAACATGATGCCGATGACTAAACAGCGGCTGGATATGCCGCTGAAGCTAAAGTCTGTCAGCGACAGCGGGGAATTTGAAGGCTATGGCTCTGTGTTTGGCGTTAAGGACAGTTACGACGATGTCGTTGTTCCCGGCGCTTTCAGTAAATCACTTCAGTCATGGCGGGAGAAAAACGCACTTCCGGCCATGCTCTGGCAGCATCAGATGGATGAACCTATCGGGGTTTATACCGAAATGAAAGAGGATGACGTCGGCTTATATGTCAAAGGCCGGTTACTCATTGATGATGATCCTCTTTCAAAGCGAGCGCATGCCCACATGAAGGCCGGTTCTTTAACCGGCCTTTCTATTGGTTACATGCTCAAAGACTGGGAATACGACCGCGAGAAAGGCGTGTTTCTCCTCAAGGAGATCGACCTTTGGGAGGTCAGCCCCGTAACGTTTCCATCGAATGATGAAGCGCGGGTGAGCGATGTTAAAAGCGCGTTTGCCCGTGGTGAAACACCATCCCAGAAAAGTATTGAACGGGTCCTGCGCGATGTTGGGCTCTCCCGCACCCAGGCCAAAGCATTCATGGCCGGGGGCTATGGCAACCTCTCTCAGCGTGACGCTGATGGTGTGGATGCCGCACTGGATGCACTGAAAAACATCAAATTTTAATCAGGAGTTGAATTATGGCAGTCGAAATTAAAGACGTTGAGCAGGTCGCGCAGGATTTGCAGCAAAAATTCGATGATTTTAAAGCGAAAAATGATAAGCGCATTGACGCTATCGAAGCTGAAAAAGGCAAGCTGGCCGGAGAAGTTGAAACACTTAACGGCAAGCTGACCGAGCTGGATCAGCTGAAAACCGCGCTGGAGGATGAGCTTAAACAGGTTAAGCGTCCCGCTGGCGGTACTCAAAGCAAGGCCGCAACCGAGCACAAAACCGCTTTCATCGACTTTATGCGCAAGGGTAAGGATGACGGACTGCGTGATCTGGAGCGTAAAGCCCTGCAGGTTGGCGTAGATGAAGACGGCGGATATGCTGTCCCGGAAGAGCTGGACCGCACCATTCTTAATCTTCTGAAAGATGAAGTAGTGATGCGCCAGGAGGCCACAACTATCACTGTTGGCGGTGCCAACTATAAAAAGCTGGTTAACCTTGGCGGCACCGCTTCCGGCTGGGTCGGTGAAACCGATCTCCGTCCAGCTACTGATGCGTCTAAACTCGCTCAGATTGAACCGTTCATGGGTGAAATCTACGGAAACCCTCAGGCAACCCAGACGATGCTGGATGATGCCTTCTTTAACGTAGAGGACTGGATCAACAGCGAGCTGGCCGTTGAGTTCTCTGAACAGGAAGAGATCGCTTTCACCAGCGGCAACGGTACGAAAAAACCGAAAGGCTTCCTGGCCTACGCCTCCACTCTGGAGGACGATAAAACCCGTGCCTTTGGCACGCTGCAGCACATTCTTTCCGGTGCGGCGGCAGGTGTGACTGCAGATGCGATTATCAAACTGGTCTACACCCTGCGCAAGGTGCACCGCAACGGTGCCAAGTTCATGATGAATAACAACAGCCTGTTTGCCGTTCGCATTCTGAAGGACTCCGAGGGTAACTATCTCTGGCGTCCGGGCCTTGAGCTGGGCCAGCCTTCCTCTCTGGCAGGTTATGGCGTTGCTGAGAATGAGCAAATGCCGGATATCGCAGCTGATGCGAAAGCCATTGCGTTCGGTAACTTTAAACGCGGCTATACCATCGTTGATCGCATTGGTACCCGCATCCTCCGCGACCCGTATACCAACAAACCATTCGTTGGTTTCTACACCACCAAACGTACCGGCGGAATGCTCGCCGATTCTCAGGCCATCAAACTGCTGCAGATCGGTGCAGGCGCATAATCTGATGGGGCTTCGGCCCCATTCTTATGGAGGTCATGATGCTGCTGAAAAAAGACCTGAAATGGTCACCTGATGGCATTCAGATCATAAATATTCCCGCCGGTGAATATGAGGCTGGCTCACTTCCTGAACGTGCTCTTGAGGTTGCTGCCCAGATGGGGATTCTCGACGGGACTAAACAGCCTGAAGTTGAAACACCAGTTAAGCCTAAAACCAGCAATAAGCGGGGTGAGGGAAAATGAAGCCCTCTGTAGAAGAGCTTCGTTACCAGTGCCGTATCGACAGCGATGATGACACAGAGGATGTGATGTTAACGCTCTACCTCAACGCCTCTCTGAAGCATGCGGAAAAAATCACTAATTGCCGTCTTTATGATAACGCTGTTCCAGACGGCGATCCCGATGGGCTGGTGATAGAAGATGATATCAAACTGGCCCTGATGCTTCTGGTTTCGCACTGGTATGAAAACCGGGAGCCATTGAGCAGCGATAGCGTTAACTCTATTCCGTTCGGTGTTGATGCAATTCTGAAACAGCATCGCAAAGTACCAGGTACGTAGGAGGTGATATGCAGGCAGGACGATTACGGCACCGGGTCACCATTCAAAACTTCACAACCTCCAGAACGCCATCAGGTCAGCCGGTTGAAAAATGGGAAGATGGGAAAACCATCTGGGCCGAGGTTAAGGGGATAAGCGGTCGTGAGCTGTTAGCCGCTGGCGTAGAGCATGCTGATGCGACAATCCGAGTCTGGGTGCGTTTTCGCAAGGATATTTCAGCCGCGTCCAGATTGAACGTCCGCACCGGCCCGTTTAAAGGCGCCGTTCTTAACGTTACCGGCCCTCCGGTTCCGGATATCAAAGGTACCCGGCTGGAAATTCTTTGCAAACAGGGAACCGAAAAATGATTGATGTGAATCTGGATTTTTCCGGTTTGCAGGATATCGCCCGAGACCTGCAAACCCTCAGCAAAGCCGAAAACAATAAAGTCCTCCGGGATTCGACCCGCGCCGGGGCTGAAGTTCTCCGGCAGGAAGTGATTGATCGTGCTCCGGAACAGACCGGTAAGCTGAAGAAAAACGTTGTTGTCGTCACCCAGAAAAGCCGCCGCCGTGGGGAAATCGCATCCGGGGTGCATATTCGTGGCGTTAACCCGCGAACGGGGAACAGCGACAACACCATGAAGGCAAGCAACACTCGGAATGCTTTCTACTGGCGCTTTGTGGAGCTGGGAACATCTACGGCGCCAGCACATCCGTTTGTTCGTCCTGCCTTTGATACCCGCATGGAAGAGGCTGCGCAGGTGGCGATGCAGCGGATGAATCAGGCTATTGATGAGGTGCTGGCTAAATGACAGAAGATGATCTCTATGACCTGCTGTCTCCGCTGGCAGACGGGCGGGTTTATCCGTATGTGGTGCCGCTTGGCAGCGACGATTTACCCGCGGTGGCTGCTCCTTACATCATTTTCTCGATACCGACTGATGTATCCGGGGATGTGTTCTGCGGCCAGGCAGAGTCGACACTGCGCATTCAGGTTGATGTATGGGCTGAAACGAATGACGAAGCCCGGGCGTTACGCCTGGACGCCCTGGCTCGCCTGCAGGTGCTTTCACCTGTCGAGGTGACAAAAATTCCTGGCTACGACACGACAACCCATCTTCATCGGGCAACCCTCGAAATAACGGTTATTGCCTGACAAAAACCCATCCAATCCGACCGCCGCTGGCGGTTTTATCATTTATGGAGGCTGCGATGTCAGCACTATTTGAACGTGCCCAAAAAACGGTAGTAATGATTACCTCTGTGCCGGTCACCGCGGCAGAGCTGGATACCGCAACCTGGTTGAACCTGAGTTGCACTATCAAACAGGCAAGCTTTACCGCTGGTCAGAAAAACGATATTGACGTGACAACGCTCTGTTCGGATGAAACGGAAAATATCAACGGCCTTCCTGCTCCGTCTGAAATGTCACTTTCCGGTAACTTCTACCGCAACCCGGCGCAGGATGCACTTCGTGCAGCATACGATAACGACGGGGTTTATGGATTTAAGGTTATTTTCCCGTCCGGTAATGGATTCCTGATGCGCGCTGAGGTACGTCAGCACACCTGGGATTCTCAAACCAACGGTGTTGTTGCTGCAACGTTCTCGCTGCGTCTGAAAGGTAAACCCACCAATATTAACGCCCCAGGAGTCCTGTCGTTTGCTACTGACCTTCCGGCGTCCCAAACGGTCGCGGCAGGAAGCGCCCTGACTATGGGCGTGGTCGTCCAGGGCGGTACGGCACCTTATACCTACGTCTGGAAAAAGGGTACCTCGACGGTCAGCGGCCAGACCAGCGCAACGTTTACGAAAGCCAGCGCTGTATCCGGTGATGCCGGGGTTTATTCCTGCGTGGTTACTGATGCCGATGGCACTGTGATCACTTCTTCTGATTGCACCGTCACCATCAATTAACGGAGCGCCGGGAGACCGGCGATAAACTTAATGTCAAAACCGAGTCTTAAAGCACTGGCACTGGCACCGATGGCGGGCTTTCGTAAAAAAGAAGTCTCCGTTCCGGAGTGGGATAACGCCAAAGTCATCATTCGTGAGCCATCAGCAGAAGCCTGGATTCGCTGGCAGGGGATTGCCAGCCCGGAACCACCAAAACCACCGGAAGGGCAAGAAGCACCAGAGGTACCTGAACTCACTCCCGCAGAACGAGCCTTTCGCACGATGCGGGCCGACGTCACGCTTTTCATCGATATTTTGCTGGATACCGACCTGCAGCCCGTCTTTACTGTCGATGACACCGAACAGGTTGAAGCGATCTATGGCCCTGTGCATTCCCGGCTGTTGAAGCAGGCACTTGATCTCATTCGTGACGCGGATGATGCTAAAGCAAAGTAAAAATGCCTGGCATGCAGTTCCTGATGGCGCTGGCGCTCCGGATGGGCCGCACGCTGGGCGAACTGCGACAAACCATGACGGTCGGCGAATTCAGGATGTGGGCTGAATACGACCGTATCAGCCCAATCGGCGATATTCGCGGCGATATTCTCAATGCTCAGCTGGTATCTGCGGTTTACGGAGCGCAGGGCGGTAAAGTCACCATTGAAGATGCTCAGCTTCAGTGGAGCACAGAAGAGGATGAGGTAAGCGACAGCGGCGATCCCTTTGCAGGCTTAGAGGCCGCTTTGCTCGCAGCATCAGTTTGAACAAACAATGATAGCTGAAGTTTTACATAACCAATGGTAGGATTTACCCATATCCTTACCAATAGGGGCGCTGTGTGAAAAAATTAATAGTTTTGGCATTATCCATTTTATTTCTGGCAGGATGTAAACCCAGCGACGAAAAAGCAATAGATATTGCCAAAAAGGAAGTTGCTGCTGACATGAAAGATCCAGATAGTGCAAAGTTTCGCTATCTAAGGTTTGTGAAAGCAGGTGAAAAAGATGGACTGGTTGGCGGATTTGTTTGTGGTGAAATAAATTCAAAAAATAGTTACGGAGCCTATGCTGGTTATTCAAAGTTTCAGCTGGCATTAACAATGAAATCGAAAGGTTTTTTCTCTAAAGGCGTAAACTATACCATTGATGATAAGAAGATATACAAGACCATCATTGGGTCTGATTTGGATTTTTATTATAAGGTATGCGGTCAGGATGAATGATTGATTAAACTAACGAATTAGATTGAGAGCCTCGCGTAAGCGGGGCTTTTTTTTTAGAGGAATAGCAATGGCAACCCTTCGCGAATTAATTATAAAAGTTTCAGCTAATTCTCAGTCCTTTCAGACCGAGATCGCTCGCGCATCTCGCATGGGGTCCGATTATTATAAGACAATGCAACGGGGTGGGCGGCAGGCGGCTGTTTCCGCACGCGAGACAAGACAGGCGCTAGCCGAAGTATCTGCACAATTATCAGAAACTAAAAGTGCAGCTATGGGTATGGCTGGTGCGTTTGCCGGAGTTTTTGCGACCGGGCACCTTATCGCTCTTGCTGATGAGTGGAGTTCTGTGAATGCACGTCTAAAACAGGCGTCAACATCAACCGATGATTTCTCCAATTCCCAACGATTACTTATGGATATCAGCCAGAAAACAGGGACAGCGTTCAGTGATAACGCAGGTTTATTTTCTCGTTCGGCAGCATCCATGCGTGAGTTTGGCTATTCCTCTGGCGATGTACTGAAAGTCACCGAGGCTATCAGCACGGGCCTTAAATTATCCGGGGCCAGCACGTCAGAGGCCAGTTCAGTTATCACACAGTTCAGCCAGGCGCTGGCGCAGGGGGTATTGCGCGGGGAGGAGTTCAACTCTGTTAACGAAAACGGTGATCGGATCATCCGTGCCTTAGCAGCAGGTATGGGCGTTGCCCGCAAAGACCTCAAGGCGATGGCTGATAACGGACTGTTGACAATAGATAAAGTGGTTCCGGCTATCACCGCTCAGTTACGGGTGATGCAGGCTGAATTTGATGCAATGCCAAAAACAGTATCAGCCTCGACTCAAAAGGTTGAAAACGCCTTTATGGCCTGGGTGGGCGGTACAAATGATGCATACGGTGCCTCCGCTGTGCTTGCTGGTGGTCTTGATTCACTGGCTGAGAACATTGATACCGTAGCAATGGCTGCAGGAGCGTTAACGGCTGTGGGCGTGACCCGGTTTCTGGGAAACTGGACGCTTCAACTGAAATCACACACCGAAGAGCTAATTAGGGCCAGAGGGGCGGAAATTTCCAACACTGCGGCTAAAATCGAAGGAGCAAACGCCTCACTTGTTCAGATTGAAACGGAAAAATCGTTACTTCTGTCTAATCAGCGCTCACTAGTGGCTCAACTTGAACTGGCGCAGACTGAAAAACAACGCGCATCCATCAGGACATTGCTTGCAAGAAACTCAATGGAGATGGTCAAAGCGAATAAAGCGGAAACCGCCACGGTCAATGAGCTGTCAATAGCAAATCAGCGGCTTAATGCGCTCACCTCTGTAACGAGAACCGCATGGGCTGGCGTATCATCCCTCTTTGGTGGCATTCCAGGGATTTTGATGCTGGGTGCAGGTGCCTGGTATACATGGTATCAGAACCAGGAACAGGCGCGTCAGTCTGCGATACAGTATGCCTCCACCCTTGACGAGGTGGTGGAAAAGGCGAAAGCCATGAGCGAAATTCAAATCAGAGGCTCTATTGCTGATTCTGGTGAATCCATTGACGCGCTCAAAGATAAGCTGGAAGACTTGAGGGATGCTCAAGCCGAGGCCGCTGCTGAAGTTCAGAAATATACGTCTCTCGCTCGACAGATGGGCGTTCAGAATGATCAAAATAATGGTTACGTACAGAACGCCGCTAAATATCAGCGGGAATATAATAAAATATCCCGAGATATTGCTGATACTACATCTCAATTAAACAATGCTGTAGATGCGCAAAATAAGTTACAAACTGAGTTAGCCTCAAAAGTTCAGGCATCGGCAGTCGCTTTTGACAAAATAAAAAGTTCGATAATTGGTGCGCTGAATGTTAATGAAGCAATGGCAACATCGCTGTCAGTTACCATTCAATTCATGGACGAATTAAAAAAGCGCTCTGGGAACGGCCAGCCCCCAGCACCCCAAACCAATACAGCTTACGATAATTTTATAAAACAACAAAAAGAAAGCATAGCCTTGTCTCAGAAAGAAGGCGTTGAGCGTGCAAAACTGAAGGCCCTTCAGGATGCTATCAAACAGGGGGCCATCAGAACTGATAATAAAGGTAATGTTCTGCCTGGGCAGGATGCGCAAATTGCTGCCATTCAGGGCAATGCGGCCACCGATTTTAATCTTAACGAGTCACATAAAAAGCCGCGTGGTAAATCTGATGCAGAGAAAACTGAGGATGTTTATACCAGACTTATAAAACAGCAGCGTGAGCAAATCGCACTTGGAGGGCAAAATAACGAACTAGCTAAAGTAAAATATCAGGTTGTTCAGGGCGAGCTTGCATCGCTCGATAATGCTAAAAAAGAGATACTGCTACAGAATGCCGCCCTTATCGATCAGAAAAACATTGCTGAACAGTTAAAAACGTTCCGTGAGGGGTTGGCTGACAGCAACGCTGCTGCGCGTGACCGGGGGAATATTGATTTTCTTGGTGCCGGGATGGGGAATAAGGCTCGCGACCGCATGAAGGAAATGGCGGATATCCGTTCCGATTTTCTTAAACAGCAACGGGACCTGCAGCGGGATTTCAGCAAAGGTCAAATTTCTGAGGACCTGTACAAACAGCAAACGGAAGCACTTCAGGTGGCGCTTACTGAACGGCTCCAGATTCAGGAGGAATACTACAAGAAAACCGATGAGCAACAGTCAGACTGGCGCGCGGGGATCAGCGATTCCCTGATGAACTATGCCGATCAGGCCTCTGATCTTAGTTCAATGTCAGCATCAGCGACTAGTGAGATACTGAACAATGCTACCAACTCGATCTCTACCAATATGACGAATGTGCTGACGGGGGCTACCACCTTTAAAGAAGGTATGTCGAATATCTTCACCTCCCTTGGAGAAAGTGTCATTCAGTCGCTTATCCAGATGGCAACGCAGGCGCTGATCACCAAAGCGATTCTGGCTTCAGTGGGGGGCGGGTTTGGCGGGATATTTGGCAGTATTTTTGGCGGGGCGAGTGGTGCAGCCAGCAGCGGAACGGCCATTCAAAGCGCCGGGGCTAACTTCTCCTTTAATGCCTTGGGAGGTGTATACGATTCACCGTCACTTTCTGCATATAGCGGCGGCGTGTACAACACTCCGCAGTATTTTGCTTTTGCGAAAGGCGCAGGTGTATTTGGCGAGGCCGGGCCGGAAGCCATCATGCCGCTTACCCGTGGCGCTGATGGTTCGCTGGGGGTCAGAGCTGTTGGGCGGGAATCTCCGGCGGTACAGAACGCTGCGAGGCAGCAGCAGGAAAGAAAACTTCTTTCAACTGGCGATATCAACGTCAATTACCACCTCACGGGTAAACCGGATGATGTGATGATGCAGACATTGGATGCCCACGGCCGCCGCCTGGCTAAACAGATAAAATCTGAACTGACGAGCGACGTTAACAATCCTCAAAATGCCTTCGGTAGAGCACTTTACTCCAACCTTCAGCCCAAAAAACCACGATAACCTGCCCGGAGGGAATATTCATGGCAGATATTTTCTACCCGGACGAATACCTGCCCATGCCGCTTATGGACGGGTACGGGTTTAAGCCCATATCACCTTTACTGCGAACGGAGATGACGTCCGGTCGGGCTCAACAACGAAGGCGATATACCTCAACACCCACCCAGGCATCGGTTAAATGGATTTTTAAAACTGATGCTCTGGCGCAGGTGTTTGAGGCGTTTTTCAGGGATGCGCTTAAAGATGGCCAGTCCTGGTTCTATCTGAAACTCCAAACCCCAATAGGGGTAAAGCCCTATAAAGCCAGGTTCGTGGATATTTACGAAGGGCCGACGCTGGTCGCGCCAAAATACTGGCAGTACAGCGCAACGCTGGAATTATGGGAGCGCCCGTTACCGCCTTCAGGCTGGGGAAATTACCCGGAATGGCTGGCGGGCCAGTCGTTACTGGATATTGCGCTAAACAGAGAGTGGCCGAAGCATGACAATTCTTGAGCGACTATATGCCAGCAGCGGATCGGAGGTTATTCACGATACGCTGCAGATATCAGCAGGCGATGATAACTACTGGCTAACCAGTGGCTGGGATGACGTTTCAGTGACGCTGGAAAATGGTCAGCCGGTGACGTTTGAGGCCAGCGCGATAGATATCGCCTTACCAGCCAGGAACGCCGACGGGACACAGGATTTAAAGTTTGCTATCAGCAATATTGACGGAAGGGTTTCTGAGGCGATCGATAAAATCCTGGATGAAATGAAATCAGCCACGCTGACATTCCGGCGGTACATTTCATCCGATCTGTCTGCTCCGGCATCATCACCGTATACGCTCGATATCAAATCCGGCTCCTGGACCCCGACAGCAGTTCAGGTCACGGCAGGCTATATGAATGTCCTCAAAACAGCCTGGCCCCGTAAACGTTACAACCTCGCCGAGCATCCTGGCTTACGTTACTAATCTGAGGCAAATATGTTTATCGCTGATAAATACCGTTCAGTCACCTGGCTGAAGGGCGGGCGCGTATATCCGCAGCTCGACTGTTTCGGCATTGTAAATGAGATACGTCGCGACCTGGGGCTACCTGAATGGCCGGATTTTGCAGGTGTGACCAAAGACGGCGGGGGCCTCGACCGGGAAGCGAGAAAGCTGATGCTTTCGCTGAAACGTTGTGAACCCTGTGAAGGTGCCGGAGTGGCTTGCTATTCGGGCTCAACAGTTTCCCATGTTGGGATCGTTGTAATGCTCGATAACCAGATGCAGGTCGCGGAATGCAATCCAGGCTCGGGGGTTACGTTTCTGCCACTGTCGCGATTTATCCGTCGCTTTAACCGCGTGGAGTTCTGGCAATGACGATAAAGTTTTACCCGTCCCGGCTACCGGGTGAACCCCTTGAAACGCACGATCATGGTGTGCTTACGCTGCATGAGTGGATGTGCAGAAATGTCCCGAGCTATTCACAGGATAAAACTCATCCTGTCGTGATCGAGCTGAACGGCCAGGCAGTCCCCCCGGCGGAATGGCCGTTATGTTTGTTGCGGCCAGACAGTGACGTGCGGATATATCCCATTCCTTATGGCACGGGTCTTGAAATTGCCGCGTGGGTTTCGGTGGCCGTATCCATTGCGTCTACGGCCTATGCATTATTCTTTGCTCCAAAACCAGAGCTGGGCGGTTTTTCATCCAGTAACGCTTCATCGCTGGATCTGAACCCGGCGCGGGCGAACACCGCAAAACTCGGTGATCCCGTTAGGGAGGTGTTTGGCCGGGTGCGTATCTACCCTGATTATGTGGTCCAGCCCGTTACCCGGTTCGACCCCGCTGATCCCACCAGAATGACGGTAGAAATGTTTGTCTGCCTTGGATATGGGCGTTTCTCCTATACCGGTGGAGATTTTCGGGTAGGAGAAACTCCGGCGCTGACCTTAGGTGAGGGCTTTTCATATACCAGCTATGGGCCTGGCGATAATGTGGCCGGGGATCGTCGCAGTGAGATATGGTTCAACTCAACGGAAGTTGGGGGAACGTCGAGCGGCAGCGGCCTCGATATGGCTCAGACTGCCCCTGAAGCCAGTGATATCGTTGCTGATGCCATGACCGTCAGCGGTGCCTCTGTCTCGTTTTCTGGCCTCGATGTCGATGATGATAATGATGAAGACGAGGATGAGAACAAACTTCCTCCTGGCTGGATCGCCGGTGCAATTGTCACCCTGAAAGCGCCAGTGAATTATCAGGTATCCATCGAGGGCGGTTTTAACGTGCTGACAGGCGACGTCGTGTCAGAGATTGCGCCATTCAGCGGAATGCCTGTCACCCTAACGTTTAATGGTACTGACTATGACCTGCAGATCGCCACGTATACCCCTCACCAGGACGCCGTTCCGGGAACAGGGGGAGCGACTGCGGTATTACGCGCCAGTGCGTCCCCGTCAACGTATGACTTTACGACAACCAGCCAGACCTTTGCTCTGACCTGGCAGGGTATCACCTATACCATATCTCTGGTCGCCAACTACGGCACAATGTCTGGCTTGCTCGCAGCGATTAATGGCGGGTTGAATGGTTCGGGGCTCATTGCTCAGGATGATGGCGGCGTGATACGTATCGCCGAGATCTCCAGCCCCTGGCGTGGCGGTTCCATTACGTCATCTTTCCTGCCTGCGTCAGTATTTGGTGACAGCCCGGTATTTACTGCTGGTGCAGCCTCCAGCGGCGGAAGCCCTGCGGTAACAGCCAGCGTCACGCTGGCATACGATTCTGGCACTGCCTTTTCCGGATTGCCGGAAGGCACCCAGCGGATTTCCCTGGCGCACCGTGGCAACGAATACCAGATAGCGTCTACTGATGGCCCCTCTGCGACCGTACAGCGTGTGGTTAACGGTGTCGTTGACAGCACCTGGTCAGGCTTTATGACCCGTACCGTCGTGGATTTTGCCGCGTCTGGTATTAACGATAATGAAACCTGGCTAGGCCCCTTTCTGGCCTGCCCGCAAAATGAAGTTGTGGACGCCTTCGAGGTCAACTTTGCTTTCCCAAACGGAATTTGTGGGTTCCAGAACAACGGGAATAAGCGGGTCCGCCATGTTGAGTATGAAATCCAGTATCGCGTTTATGGTTCCGGATCAGGGTGGACGAGTAAGCCAGGGGTTTACGCGCTTAAAAACATTAATGGCCTCGGTTTTACAGAGCGTTTTGATCTGTCCTCTCCCGGGCTGGTGGAGGTTCGCTGCCGTCGGCGCAATGAGCAGGGCTCAAACAATGCCAGGGATTCGATGTTCTGGCAGGCGCTCAGAGGTCGTTTGCTTTCCCGTCCGACCTCCTACGCAGGAATATCAACAATAGGGATCACGGTTGAAACCGGCGGCCAGCTGGCTGCGCAGTCAGACAAGCGTGTGAGTGTTGTCGCCACGCGAAACTATGATGGCGGTGGTGACAGGACAATCAGCGGTGCGTTCCTGCATCTTGCCCGCAGTCTGGGATATCGCGACGACCAGATCGACATTGCGGCGCTCAGTACGCTGGAGGCTACCTACTGGACGCCAAGGGGAGAATATTTTGATCACCAGGCAAGCAGTGACAGCACGTCAGCAAAGGATATTTTCGACAAAATTGCAGAGGCTGGCATGGGGTATTTTCTGCTGTCTGACGGGTTGCTTTCTGTCGGGAGAGAGGGCGTCAAAAGCTGGACCGGAATCATTACTCCCCAGGATACCGTCGAGGAAATGCAGACTTCATTCAGGGTCCCGTCGGAAGATGATTTTGATGGCGTGGATGTGAAATATATCAACCCTGTGACCTGGGCGGAGGAAACCGTACAGTGCCGGACGCCGGAAAATCCTTTTCCGCGCAAAACGGAGGCATACACCATTGATGTTGCCATGACTGCAGATCGCGCCTGGCGTATCGGGATGCGTCGGTTAATGAAATATCTCCACCAACGCCGAACGTATACGGCTACGACGTCGATGCTGGGATGGTGTCATGACTTCGGTGATCACATCATTTTGTCCGACGACACCCCAACCGGGAAAACCCAAAGTTGCCTGATTGACGCGATGATTTACGACTTCCAGGAAATTACGCTGCACGTCACGGAGCCACTGGACTGGAGCTACGCGAATCCTCGCTGCTGGATACAGTTTCAGGACGGTCGACCATCATCGCGAATGCTCACGCCGCAACGGGTAGATGATTTCACGCTGACGGTGCCGTACAACGACGACCTGCATCCCGGCGACTGGATTATGGACGACCCAGATATTGATCTGCCGAAGTTATTGTTCTGCGACAGTGAAAAGGGTGCGCGGCATGGGATAGTCCAGGAGGTTGCTCCATCGGGTGACAGCAACTGTCAGATTACTGCACCTGAATATAAAGAAATCTTCTACCAGTACGACGACGCCACATACCCCGGCGACGTCGCTTAATACCAAAAATTCCCCTAATTAACTCTTTTCGCTCAAACCCTCGTTTGGGCGAAGCCTCTTTTTTGGAGCAAAAACATGGCCGAACTTAACCCGCCTTTGGGAACGACGACGCCTGAAATCTTCCTGGATAACGTCAAGCGAGCTGACGAACTGGTGAACGGTCCGGCCGGAACGATTAACGATCGCGGCGGTGAACCACTCGATACCTGGCGCCAGATGATGGCGAAAAACGATGAGGTCAGGCAGAACATCATTCCGCTCAGTAAGCAGTACGCGACGCTGGCGGCGGCGCAGGCAGACATCATGAATATCCCGGTGGGCTCGACCACATATTACCGTAGCCCTGATAACAGCGCGCTCGCGATCGAGGTGATGAACGTTGGCGGGACTCTGCAGCCTACCGGGCGGAAAATGCCGTCACAGAAAACCGTTGATGATTTACTTAAGCATGTTGAAACCACAAACCTAATTTTCCAGCTCGTTGACATCCTCGGATATCGCCAGTTTTATGCCCTGACATCAGGTGAATTCGGGACGGCAAAAACGATTATTAAACCAGATGGCATTGAACTGGAGGGCTATTCTCTGACCGTATCTGATGACAATGGAATATATATCGAAAATATTCTCGGTCAACGCGTCGTATTAGTTGATGAATATGGGAATGTGGCACCAAGGAGTTTGCGCGCTGCGCGAGATGGTTCTTTCGGCACAGATGCGGCAATGGTGTCAGGCAATGGCCTTAATTTTAACTCAGGTGGCTCCCGGATTGATATTACAGGTCCTGAGTTTTTAAAGGTCTCTGATTTTCTTGGCCGGTCTAAAATAATTATTGATGCGAGCGGGAATCTGGTCGGCGGCGGTAGCGGTGGCAGTATAACGCTGCAGGACAGAATTAACATTCTGAACGCGGAAAACCTGAACTATTACAGTAAAGTTCGCAGTCGGTATAACGCTGACATAGAGCGGCTGGTGTTCGCACTGACGATGATCATCTGGTACGGGCAGTCACTGTCCACCAATCAGGAGGGGTATCCAGCGCTCAGCAAAACACCGTACAGCAATCTGGGCAATCTGATGCTGGGAAACTCACCTCGCCCAAATACCCGGACAGGGGCAGGGTTCACCCCGGTAGGGTCTGCCATCCTCAACCCGCTCCGGGCCGTCGTTCAGTCAGGTGATGGTTCGTATGTCATGAGTGACGCCGCTGTTGCTGCACTGCCTGCCGGGTCGGGTAATGAGGGCGAGGGGGCGGTTGCTGCGGTCAACATGCTGCGCACGCTGTTTCTGCGTCAGGCTGCATTGCTAACTGACCCGTCGCGCCTCCTTGTTCTGGCGAGTTGTGGGGTCAACGGGCGAACTGTTGAGGCGCTGTCTAAGGGTGCCGATCCGGAGCTGTATAACCGCATCCGTGAAGCTGTGTCTAAAATAAAGGCCATCGCGGATGGCGAAAGCAAGACATTCGGCATCGGTGCTTTCTGTTTCCTGCAGGGAGAATGGAATTACAACCCAGGGTACGGCGGGGACTATACGCGGGAGGGTTATAAAGCGAAGGTGCGTCAGCTTTATAGCGATGTGATTGCCGATTTTTGCGCAGGACAGAGACCGCCTGCGATGTTCACCTATCAGACTGGCGGCACTTACACCATTGATACCTATGAGCTGGCGATCGGCATGGCGCAGCTGGATATGGCAACGGAGGGTGGGAACATCTATGGCGTCTGCCCGTCGTATCCATTCCCCAATAAGGATAGCGGGCACCTGACCAGTAACGGTTATCGCTGGATGGACATGTTTTTCGGCAAGGTCATGTTCAGGGTTCTGGTTCTTGGTGAGGGATGGGAGCCGTTACACTGCACAGGCGTTGAAGTTCAGGATGATTATGCACTCCTTAACTATGCAGTTCCGTATCCGCCACTGCAGTGGGGTACACCATATGATGGGCGAACAGCTAAAACGTATGCTGATAAAGGGTATCGGGCGACTGATGCAAATGGCGCGCTGGACGTTACTGCTGCAGAGATTGTCGCCGACACTGTGGTAAAACTGACATTCTCCAGACGTGTCTCCGGGACAATCAAAATCTGGTACGCAGATAAAACATCACATAACGGAAATGGCTGCCTCAAGGACAGCGATCCATTCCTGGCAACTGAAAATTACGTGTATACCGCAGGCAGCGGCCAATATGCTGACGAAAATATTCCTGAACTTGTAGACAAACCATACCCGCTGGAAAACTGGGCATGGGCACAAATTATCGAGACAACTGTATAGCGGAGCGAATAAATATGGGTATTACTCTTTTCACTAATAATGCGTTTTCGTCTGTTTCAGACCCTGACGAATATTCGCCAGGTTTTGATACAACATCTCTCCGCCGGGCTGAAATATTTACTTATACAGGGATTGGTAAAAACCTTATGCCGGGGGAAGGCGGCCCCACTGTAGTTGGCACCCCGACGTTTATCACCGACTCGCCCTTTGTTCAGTTCTCAAATAACGCGAATGTGGCGCATTTGAGCCTGGGAATTAATGATTCCGCCCAACAAACCTGGTTTTTGCTTTTTGATCCGAATAATGATTCCACGCAGAGAATTATCGCTGGTAGTTTTTCGGGGGCTGCTGCCGTTACCCCGCCAGGGGTATCTGTGATTGTAGATGAAGCTGGTGCGCTGGCCGCCATGCAGGGTATCCACTACACGGACAATGACACTTACGGAACCGCGCGCGCAACTCTGAGTGCATTTAATAAAACAAAGCCGATGCTTCTTTGTCTTACCCTTGACGGCCAGACCACCAGGCTGACCGACATGACCAACAATGTTTCAGCGTCCCTCACCCTGGCAGCAGGTCGTGAGCGAGCCCCGGCCCCCCTTCGTATCGGTAAGGGCGGAGTTACATACTGGGGATCAACCTCTGCAACCAGCCGACTTGGGGCTTATATGGTTTTCGATCGCGTATTATCTGATGCTGAGAAAAGTACGGTTCACGATTATCTACTGAGCTGCATTCAGGCTAAATTCCCGACAATCATTTTTTAGGAATACAACCGTGGAAAGAGATGAATATATTTCACCGAAATGGGATTCCGGAGGTAAGGTACACAACTGGAAAAGATATGCTGAACCGGAACTGATTGCTATCTGGGACACATTCAGCGAAGAGCAACAGAAGGTTATCGCTCTGACTCTTGAGGAAGTCGCCAACCGGGAAGAGTATTATTGATATGCTGTTTGCTTCTGTTATGACAATTGATATTGATCTGCCAAGCGCTTAAGGGTGCTGTATATAAAAACAGTGTTTATCGGAGATCAGAACATGCATCAACAGTCAGACATCGTCATGCAGTGGCGGCGTGGTATTTACTTTTCCGAGGTGGAAATGATGCTTGACGACTCCTGTGGTAGCTATCATGATGATTGATGACCTTCAGAGATCAGTAAGGAGTAAAAAGATGAAAAGAGGTATCGTATCACTTCCAATGGAAATTATACCTGGGGTAGATGGTAGGTCAATATCTACCGGGAAGTCTCTGAGTAAATTGGATATGAATTTTTTTGCATTGTATTGGGATGAGTTAATTATCCCTGCAAGTAATTTTATATCTTTTGAAATTGCTGGACAAAAGGATTTCATAGAATCTGGTTTTTTGAAACGACCGTTGATACCATATTTTGATGGTGAGTACTCAGTCGTTGATATAGCACAAATGTATTCAAAGGCTCAAACCCAGTTCTTAGACTATAAGAGAAGAACAGAACCATCTAATGATTGGAGGTTAAACATAATCGGCAATAAGTTTAAATTGTGCGAATCTGATGAGGAAGTTAAAAATCTTGTAAGGTTAGAGTTGGCTAATGTATTACCAGTCCCTGACTCAACGGTAAATATTTATGATATATTAGAATTCAAATCAAAGAGGCGTGAGGCGTTTGAGGCTTTTAATAGCTACCTTGACGAGTTATATCTCGAGGTCGCTTCATCTGGTGATTTTTACTTATCAAGAGCAAGAGCATTTTCAAAACTACAAGAAGCATTGGATGACCTTGAGAAGTTAAACTCTGAAGGCTGGCGCAGCCCCATAAAATTTGATACATCTGCACTGTTTGAGGCTAATAATGGTGATTTAATCAATGGCGCCACTGCGCTATATTCTATATGGGAGGCAAATCAAGGTAACCTGGCTGGGGCAATTACTGCTGGTGTGGTTGCAGTGATCGGGCAAGGTTTTGCAAGATTAAAACCGAGCATTCAGAGTGTCAGAAGAAAGCCAAATAATAATATTGCATATTTATCGTCTGCACATAATGAATCTATATTGAAAAGATAATGAGGAGAAATATGTTTACCTGACGGAGGGGAGATTCTATCTACGCATACGTGATATTTAGTTTGGGTGCTGTAATTAAGCAACTTTTGCTTCAGAAGCATCGATTGCAATTTTGATTACTTCTTTTCTCTTTGCATTCAGATTGCAAAAGGCGAAATAACTTGCGTTTGGCAGTTTGCAGCGTGAGAGCAGATGAGTATTAGAGGCCGCCGCCGGGTAATGACTGAAGATGTGGTGGAGCGGTGCCGCAGAATGCTGGAGAACGGCGCAACCCGGCAGCAGGTGGCTGATGTGACAGGCGTGGACGCGAAAACAATCTACAAGTACCTCCCGGCGACTTGAAGACAAAGATTTCACTACTTTTCCTGATATGTTACGTTTGGCTTAATCAATTCATTCAGCTTTGAAAACAGTTTGGTTTGTTCGTGAACGGTAAGAAAACAATAAGTTTTGAGCAATTTTTAACTATTAACAGCAATCTTGTTTCCATCTCAGATACATGGGCTGACTTGTGGGCGTTAATTTTTCACACGGGTTTAAGCGCTGGAAGGCTGCTGAGTATTCGATATGATGATATTGATGGTGACTTGATACTGATACGAAAACAGGGTCACCTGAAGGAGCTACGTGTTAAATCAACCCCTCCAGTGGAGGCGATGATTGCTCGTAGAAGAGAACGCTATCCAGAAGATGTTTATTTATTTCAGAGTCATTCTAACCGTGTGAAGTACCATCACCGGCCGGTCACTATAATTGCTTTCAACGCCGCTTTACGTCGCGCCGCTAGATCATTACCAGACGTTAACGTAAGCAGTAGTAGCGCGAGAAACATACCGGACTAAGCGCCTGTCCAGTAGCGTGCGGCCGATGTGACAGGCGTGGGAGTGAAGACGATTTACAAATATTTGCCAGTACAATACGGCAATAAAAAATCCCCTTGAGCAGGCACACTCAAGGGGAAAATACTACATAACATCATTGCTGTGTGCGTCTTTGCGCTCGTCTATCTTCCAAGAAGATGCCTAAAGCTTCCAGATATTTCTGGTCTGAGCAGTTAAAACATTGTGTCTGTGGCCTATGTGCTCGGCGGGGGTGAAGACGATTTATAAAGATTTCCCGGATAGCATACTGCATGAGGCTGGGTGAGGATTTGATGTAAAAACCCACCCGGCAGCCGTATATAAGACCTGCCGAGTAGGGTAACTGCAGGTGTTCATGCCGTACAGTCGGGCGCACTATACCCATAACTCAACACACAAACCAGTCGTCAGCCGTCTCCCAGGCGTCTTTTAGAGTGGTCTCTACAAATTCTTTGGCGATTTCTTTATCAGTCGCCCACAAAACGCTCAGCCCATCATTACTGGCCGTTTTCACGATCACTTCAACATCGTCATATTGCTTACTGACACGGCGGGTCATCTCGTCTTTCAAAGCCTCCAGTGAACCCTTTGGCATTTTCCCGGCTTTCTCTTTGGCAATGCTGATTTCTACACGCAT